AAATATTCCAACCCAATGACTACCACCTTGATTGTGAGTATCTAAATTTAAAACTACTCCAATTTTATTTATACCTCGTTTAATTTGATCTTTCATATTTAAATTACATATAGTAGGCCAAACGCACTCTCCATTCTCTATTAGATCAAAATCAATCGGAGATGGACCTAAATACAAAAAATTAGGATATACTTCCATGTACTGTCCCATAATATCATCAAATTCTTTGCTACTTAACCAATTATTATATTTTTTCCATTCTGTCAATGGAGCATCTGGTACAAAATTTTCTTTTTTAATCTTCTTTTTTTTATCATTTTCTGGAACAAGTTTATCTAACCAACATATTTCGTTGCTACATTCTTTGATTTTCACTTTTAATTCATTCCATATTTCAGGTGGTTTAGTAGATGTAATTTTTTCATAATTATTTTTATTCCATAAATCTTTTAATATAAAAATAATAGAGTCATCATAACACGAATTATTTTTTCTTGTTTTTTTTGGATGACAGTTTAATAATTTAAACGTTTTCATATATTATCACTATATTTTTTCATTATTTCCACAACAGTCTTTGTTTTTGGTTTAAGTAATATATGCTTATCTATTAATTCAGCATCCTTTGTAATATATTCTATTTTAGGTTCATTCAATAAAGTATGCTTTTCAATTATATCTTGCGCAAATGTCATAAATGATTCTTTGTAAATGTCATAATTATTATACTGTATCGGCGCATCTTTATTTAACATTTCATTCACTATTTTTAAAATTTGTTCCTTGTGTTTCATAATGAATTCTCTCTTTATTTGTGATTTATTTGGTTTGGACATTAGTTCATAATACATATGAAATATAAATTTCTTTAAATACGCAAATTCATACGAGTTTGGTTATAAAAAGTATTTGGTGCTAAATTAACAGGTGCTAGACGAGACGTACTGTCTGTATTTGAATATTTTTCTGGTTTAACTGCTAATGGATATGAATACAATGTACTATTAAAATTGGGTACATACACTGATTGATCTCCTTTTTGTAATGCCATAAACTGATTTCGTAATATCATTTCAGTATCTATTTCTTTCATGTAAAAATCAACGGGGGCTCTGTCGCTAGGATTAAAAACGGCAGAAGAATACGGTTTATAATCAATAATTGGAACTGTAGTCGGCATACGTTCATCTACTGTCTGAAAAAAACTGTATTTTGTAGATACTGGTCTAACTTCGTACAAAGGTCTTAATTGTTGTGAAGGTATATCTCTGGAATTTATTCTTTTATTTAGTTCATTATCATATTCAATATTCATTATATTAATAATATATAATAATTTAAAAATTTAAACTATCATATAATATGTGTGGTATTTTTGCATTGATTGAGTCTGAACATGATCCTTCCGACGCATTTAAAACTGGTTCTAAACGAGGTCCAGAAATGTCAAAAATGATCAAAATTGACAAAAATTATTTGGGGTTTCACCGATTGGCTATCAACGGTTTAAACGACGAATCTAATCAGCCACTTTATTACAAAAATTGTGTATTGGTATGTAATGGAGAGATATACAATTATACAGAACTAATTCGCGATCATGGATTAATAGTTAAAACGCAAAGCGATTGTGAAGTGATTGCTGCATTATATACATTATATGGAGTCAAGTGTTTAGAATATTTAGATGGTGAATTTGCTTTTGTATTGTATGATTTTACCAAGTTTGAATTTTTTATTGCTCGTGATCCATTTGGTGTAAGACCTCTTTACATTGCAACTGTTAAAAATAAATACTGTTTTGCATCAGACTTGGAACCAATGCTAGATTCTATTAATCCTTGGTCTATTACACAATTTAAACCAGGAACCTATATGACGATTAATTCTGTAGTTACATCTAAAAGTTATACTATCAATACACCAATTGACACAAAATTTTATGAAAAAGGAATATACGATTACTTTCGTTTAGCTGTATATAAAAGGGTTATTAATACAGAACGACCAATCGCATGTTTACTCTCGGGAGGCCTAGATAGTAGTTTAGTTGCAGCTCTTGCTGCTAGATATTGTAGAGACAAGGGTCAAGTACTAGAAACATACAGTATAGGATTTTCTGAATCGGAAGACTTGAAATATGCTGCAAAAGTGGCGGAACATATTCAAAGCAATCACACTACAATTATATGTAGTGAAGAAGAATTTTTTGAAGCAATCCCCAATGTTATTAAAGATATTGAATCCTATGATACAACTACGGTCAGAGCTAGCGTTGGTAATTGGTTAATTGGTAAATATATCAAACAAAATAGCCAGGCAAAGGTTATTCTCAATGGAGATGGTGCAGATGAATTGATGGGCGGCTATATGTATTTTCACGCATGCCCGTCGTCTCATGAGTTTGATAAGGAATGTAGGCGTTTATTGTCTAATATAAACTATTTTGATGTATTGAGAAGCGATAAGTCTATATCCAGTCATGGGCTTGAAGGACGAACCCCATATCTAGATATTCATTTTGTAAATTATTATTTAAGCATACCCATTGAAATAAGAAATCACACGTTGAATAAAAAGATAGAAAAATCATTAATGAGAAATACGATCGCTCAGTTAGATCCTACATTGCTACCAAAAGAGATATTATTTCGTAAGAAAGAGGCATTTAGCGACGGGGTTAGTGGATTAAATCGTTCTTGGTACCAGATCATCCAAGAAAGATTAGAAAGTTGCGAAACGGAAGAATTAGAACATATTTACTTTTATAATCCACCTATAACAAAAGAACAAAAATATTATAGAAAGATATTTGATAGTTATTATCCAAATTGCGATCATCTCATTCCTTATTTTTGGATGCCAAAATATGTTTCTGCAACAGATGCAAGTGCTAGAACATTATCTCTATATTCCCTTAACATAGTCTAGAATTTTAATTAATAATTCTTCTTGCGATGTGTTCTTTTGAAATATAATCGTTTCATTCATTTTTAAACTAAATATACGGCCATAATTTTTACATACTATAACAATTTCATTTTTATTATTTTGTTTAATTTCTATTATAAATCCGCCCTTCATTAATTTTAATGTTTCTTTATCCTTTAATTTAAACCAACGAATATAACTACCGTATTTCAATTCATCTATTTCATCAATGTATCTATAATGTGTCAATAACTTGTGATACATTTTTAATTCATTTCTGTCAAATAACATTCTCTGTAAAATGTTATTTTTCATTTCTTTTATTTCACTTGATGATGTTAGATTACTACCTTTTAATTCATCTGCAATTTTATCAAGTTCTGCTTCCATTATGTATAATTAGTTTTTTTTCTCTAAATTTTTATCAATTCCTAATAAATAAATAAATGATATTTCTATAAATATAAATGTAAAAATAACTATAAGTACCCACGTAGTAATTTGTTTAATGAACTCTACAAGCTTAAACTGGCTATTATCTGTAAATAATTTACTAATTTTACCAGAATTCATTTTGTTTATAATGACAAATATCAATGGAAAAATGATGTCGTGTACTAATGAAGATACTGCATCTTTGGTAACAGACCCTATTGTGAAACCTGCCGCGATTCCAATCAAACCGTTTGATACGATAAATTGTTTAAGTTGGTCTGTAAATTCTGACATATATTATTTAGATATTAAAAAGGGGAAAATCCACCAAAATCATTTGCTGCTGCAGGTTCTGAAATACCAAATTGTTGACCACATCCATTTTGACTGACCTCGTAATCTGAATTTTTACCTGGTGGTTCTTGGTGGTCGCAATTAATTAATACTCGGCTAGATGAAGCAGGCGGTTCCATCATTTCTCCTTGAGAATGTTCACGTTTCTTTTTTTTCTTTTTTTTATCTGTACATTCTTCTTCGTCTCCATCTTGGAAATTTTCTTTCGTTATTCCGACCATGACAAATAGCCGATTTAATAAAATATTTGATTTTTCATTCATATTTTTATCTAAACTAAATAATATTATTAAAACTGGTAGTACAATGGGTAAAAAATTAATGGAAGGATATGGATTTTTACTGTAAGTAGGTATAAACAAAATCAATTTGTGAATAAAATATATGAAAGTAAATAAAACAACTAATTGTATTAATAGTTCCGTTGTAATTTCAATTGTAGATTTGCTTCTGTCAACCAATGGTATGTAGACACTGATAAATTTATTCACCAACAATATTGGAATAATTGCTAATACTAAATATTGGAACATGTTCAACAAATCTACTTTTTCTCCTTCAGAGAGAGAAAACATATAACTTACAAAAGAAGAACTTTCACCTCCAATCAATGTTTCTTCCATTAATATAGATTAAGAAATTAAAATATAAATTGCGTAAATAGTCTATTTTGTTTATTAATACTAATTATTATATGAGTGGTTCTGCCGGTTTAGCATCCGCTAGAAGAAGACGAGCTGGTCCAAGCACCAATATTCCTAATACACCTGAAAATTCAGTAGTTGATAAACCAAATGTAGAGCCATATCAAAATTCTGGTGCAATGGCCCCAATGAATCCATTAGCATTACTTGTAAAACATAATGAATTGATTAAGTTATTGACACAAGAAGTTGACCAATTGAAACAGAAACTTGCAGAAGTTGGTACTGTAAAACCAGATACTAACAACAGGGAAACAATAGATTACTTTAAACAACAATATAATTCTCTTTTAGAAGAAATGAAAGAAACCAAAAAAACATTACTCAAAATACAAACATTTTCTATGGAAACCAATATTGAAGTGATGAAACTTAAAAGAAGTCCTGTCCCAAATGAGCCACTTGTTATTGAAGAAAATTGAATAGCTTAAAAAGAAATTATGTAATAATAAAAAATGAAATTTCAGATCAAAAGCGAAGAGCGTGCCGCCGAATTTATTGAGCTGTTTAAGATAATAAAAAATCTAAGCAGCGATGCAACATTTATGTGTACACCTGAACACATATTTATACAGGTTATGGATCGTTCACATGTATGCTTGTTAAACGTATACTTTCCATCTGCATGGTTTCATTTATATGAAGCGGAAAATAGCACATACAGTGTTTCCACATCTATCATGGTAAAGGTAATGGCAATGTATACCATGGATTGTTTAATTGAAGTTGTTATAGAAGATACGGATAAAATACACATTCATTTGATTCACGAAAAACAGCAAAAATTGTTTCAGATTCCCTTGATGGATATTGAAAGAGAGATATTGAAACCTACTGTCAAGGATACAAACCTAGATTTTGTTATGAAAACACGCACTCTTGATAAGTATATAAATGAATTGTCTATGTTTGGAGAAGAAATAGAAATTGAATGTTCAGACGATAAACTATATTTAACAGCTTCTAATCATGAAGGAACTCTTAGAATTGAAATAAAAAACGAAACGCTTGAAGAATTCAATGTTATAGAAAATTATACATTCAAAGGAAAGTTTTGTATTAAGTACATACAATACATTACTAAATTGGGGATTATTTATCCAAATATTCATTTGTTTCTGGACGAAGATAATCCACTCATGATAACATTTAAAGATACTACAACTCAGTTTAATTATTATGTTGCACCAAAATGTTCGGATGAATAGAGATAAAAAGATATATAGAAATATTAATGAAAATTATTATTTACTTTTTATTAATAATGATTGCAATTCACGTATATCTTCATTTTATTGTTCACCCAGAAAACTATTTATCAACATTAAAAGAAACAACGAGAGAAGAAATAACAAATACTGTCTATTATAAATTACCATTCATAATAAATGGTTCTGATGTAATACAGCCTACAAAATTAAAAGAATATACAAAAAAAGAAAAGGGTGTTTATACTAAAACATACGAACCAATTCCATTGCTGGAACCGCTTGTAAAATTTTTTCCAAATGATATTGTATATAAAATAAAAAAAAATAAGTACTTACCATTGCATTATAATCTGGAATGCCGCAATTTTTATATCATACATAAAGGTATTGTAAAAGTCTACGCCATACACCCCAAATATAAGGATGTCTTATTAGATAAGATAGAGGATCATTCCAAGATATTGCAAATAACATTGGCAGAAAAAGAAATATTATTTGTACCAAATTACTGGAGAGTATATATAAAAGCAATTGACGAATCAATTATAGAAAAAGTTCAATATAAAACCATAATGAATCAATTTAATTTTTTATGGAATTATAT